CCCCCGTGCTGTTGATGTAGGTCCATGATATTATCCACCAAATTTTTGGCATCGCCCTTTACTGATAGCTCATCATAGATAATCGGACAATTAGAACGATCCACGGTGTAAAAACCGACAGCATGGGGGCAAGGTTGTTGGTGGAGATGTATTCTTTGGGGGCAATCCCGTTATTAACGTCATAGACACTTCCTCAATGGTTAGGAGCGATTTGCATGGTGGTACGTCCATGCGGGATGAAATATCGTCCGCTGGACTTCGTTGCAAGCTCGCCCAAAAAGAACCCATAGAGGCCAGGATTCTATACGTTAAACGTAAGCTGAGAGAGCGGGTGCAAATATTGGGAAGCAAGGATGGCGAGACGAAACCCTGGCTGACCGTTTTTAAACATTGCCAGCAGCATGTCTACGAGTTTGAACACTCTGAATGGGATGAATGGAGCGGTAGGGCAGATAGGACGCCTAAGCAGGCCCGCAAGGACAAGGACGATCATTATCTTAACTGTTTTGAGTATTTCATCGCTGAGAATCCTGTATGGGATGTTCATATGAGACGCCAGATTTTCAGGCCGAGCGAACAGCGAAAGCGTGTGACGCTTGACAAGTCAGTAAAAAGCGGGCATAACAATAGGTTGAAAGATAGAAGTTGGAGACTAAGGCAGTTTGCTAGGACGGGTCGTAGAAGATAATGAGCAAGGTAAAGTTTGTTCCCCTTGGGGACCGCCTAATTATCAATCGCGTTGAAGGCGTTAGTCAAATAGGTCACATCATCGTTCCTATTACAGCAACAGAGGTTCCTCAAGAGGGCATTATAGTTGCTGTTGGCGATGGCCCGAAGGATAGCAATGGAGTTTGTTCTGGCTCCAAGTTCAAAAAGGGTGATAGAGTTCTTTTCGGAAAGTTTGCTGGGGCTGAAGTAACATATAGGCCCAAAGAGGATAATATGAAGGTGGTTGAGATGCAGATTATCCGAGAAGATGATGTTCTATGTTTGGTAGAGGGGTACGATGATGAAAAAAGACAAGCGAAGTAAGCTATCCAAATCGTTGCATTTAACTCAATATTCAGAGGGCTTCCCTGTTTCTTATGAAATTAAGCCTCCGCATCCTTGGGGTAGAATGGTGAGAGAGCGACTGTTCCAACGGGATGTAATCGACGCTTTTCATAAGGCATTTGGAGAACGAAAAAAGGATTCCAATGCCAACGTCTGAAGAACAACTACGGGACCAGAAAATCCCCCCATCGCCTGAACCGCTCCGGCGCAAACGAAAGCTCGACATAGACAGGGAAAAAGTCACCCAACGCATCTTGGCAGACCTTGAAGCGGCCAAGACTGATAGGCAGGCATGGGAAAACGCTCAGGCAAAATGGCTCGATATGTACGAGGGCATACTTGGCGAACGCATCTTTCCTTATGGACCAGAGGCATCTTCTAACTTTCATGTTCCTTTGACAGCATCAAACATACTTCGACTTCATGCAGTCCTGATGAATGTATTTCAAAGTAGCGATACCATTGTTCATGTGGATGCAGAGGGTGAGGAAGACGAGCAAATAGCTCAAGAGAAAGTCCAGCCGTTTATTAACTGGGACGTGAAAACTCACATGAGGGCCATCCCAATAATAGACAAGGAACTTCTGTATTTTATAATTAGGGGCACCTGGATAGGCTTCGTTGATTGGGTGCAAGAATACAGAGGGGGCATTGATATTCATTCGTTTCCTCTCCCAGAAGACGGTCGAGATGTAAATTCCGAGGATGTTTTCAACATTATTAGCAAAATCGTTGGTGAAGATAATGTTGAGATATTGAGCGTCAAGCCGAAGAATGGCAATTTTCTAAGTTCAAAAGTTAAATACACGGAACGCATTGACAATAAAATTGTTAAGAGGGATGCGAATGTAGATGTTTATATCGAAGATGATCGAATAGAGATAGATATAGAACGTCAGATTAAGGACTACGAGGGAAACAGGCTCTTATCAATCCCTCTTGAGGATTGGTATTTATCCAAGGATTGTGCCCGCGTTGGAATGCAACGATGTACGTTTGTGATGAGAAAATACCGGCTGACTCTTGAGGATGTCAGGCAGAATAAAATCAAGGGCCGATGGGAGTTTGACGATGACGAGTGGACTAAGATTCTATCCCATGTAGATAAACTGGTCGAGGAAAGCCATGACATAAAGAACTTGAAGGAAAGTGTAACAGGAGAAGCTAAATTACATTCTCTACAAGAAATACAAGAACTTGATGTCCTTAGTTGTTTTTACTTATACGATGTAAATAAGGACAATTTGAAAGAACAGGTAATATTTACAGTTCTTTTAGGTGCAGATGTGCTTGCGGAGGCAGTCCGGCTTGAAGAAAGATACCGTTCCGGGTATAGGCCAGTATTCAAAATGGTTTTTATTCCTAGGGAAGATTCTCCCTATGGAAAGAGCCTACCTGAACTATTGGAAGACGTACAAGATTTATATAATGAGATTTTCGACCTTTTTGTTGACTGGACTAAGATGACCGCTGCCCCATTTGGTGTGTATCGAGCTACAAGTTCATTCAAGCCAGAAAAGACATATTATGAGCCTGGCTCTCTCCTTGGTGTTGATGATGTTCAAAGAGACATAGCTTTCCCCTCTTGGCCTCAGCAGAATCAGATGGGCATGCTGAACATAATTGGGATATTGAATCAGTTTGCGGAACGTCTCACTTCGCAAGGTGCCATTCAGTTCGGTCAAATTCCAACAGGAAAGGCAACAGCGCTTAGGACGACCGGAACCTTCATGGGATTACTTCAGCAGGGCGACATACTAGCGAACGCCATTCTGAAGCGTATTTATGATGGCTTTGGGGAATTCTTTAGAATAGTCCACATGCATAATCAAGAATATATGCCCGATACTAAGTTCCGAGTTACGGGCAAGGATGGAAAGCCGGAGTATCTTAAAATTACTAGAGAAGAGTTGCGTATTAATGCTGATTTTTCATTCTCGGCTACGACTGAATCACAAAATCCAACGGTTCAACGTGATATAGCTATGGCCCTCAATCAAATATTGCTGACGCCACTTGCTATTGAGTCACGCATTGTTGGGGAAGATAATATTTATAATGTATTGAAAGAATCCATCTTGGCACTCGGAAGGAAGGATGTAACGAGCTTCATCACTAAGCCAGAGTCGTTGAAGGCTGGACCTGTTTTGGACGGTGAACAGGTCATTGCGCTGCTTAGTCAAGGTGAGGTACCAACAGTCAATCCTGCCGCCGATTTACAAGAGCATATCGAAGCCATTACCAATTTCATGCAGCGTGATCCACGCTCGTTAGGTGTTCCACCTGAATATCTGCCCCTCTTTGACCAATATCTACAAGAGGCCATTGAGATGGTAAATATGCTTGCACAGCGCCAGCAACTTGTTGAGGCTGCTCAGCAGAGCCAGAATATCTTCGCTCAGTTGTTAGGTGGAGGAGGTGGTGGGGGGGGGCAAGGTGCATCAGCGCCGCCTCCTGATGGGGCTGGTTTCCCTGAAGGACTAGCAGCAGAGCAAGAGATAATATAATGTCAGTTCTTTACATCTCCTACAATGGTTCTACCGAGCCAATTTTTCAGTCACAGGTGTTGCCATATTTGAAGGAATTCATTGAGCGAAACATACAAGTTTTCTTAATCACGTTTGAGCGTGAATCTACGACTCCAATGGCTCAACCTAATTTGCGGTGGTTGCCTCTGAAATATCATAAGCGGCCACGGTTGCTCGCAACGCTGTACGACATTATCCAAGGAGCTTGGTTTGCCGCTGCATCGGTTCGCAGGTTCAAAATTGAGTTGATACACGCCAGGAGCTATATACCGGCCATAATCGCATGGATTGTGACCCGTTGGTACAAGATTCCTTGGGTCTTTGATATGCGTGGAATGATGGCTGATGAGTATGCCGATGGGGGGCTTATAAAGCGAGACAGGATGATTTACAAGCTCATCAAGCGCATTGAAAAGGTTCTGTTGGAATCAGCCGATGAGGTAGTGGTTTTAACAGAGAATATTCAATGCGAATTGCCGAGGAAGTCAACGGTCATTCCCTGCTGCGTTGACACCGAGTTTTTTAAACTAAATGGTAGCAATGCGCTTCAAGTGAAGCTCTCTAATAATGATAATTTGATATACGTTGGGTCAGTAGGGACTTGGTATTGCCTTCAGGAAATGTCTGACTTCTATAAATTGTGGTGTATAAGGAAAGCTCATGCTAAGTGGTGGATTTTTTCGCAATCTAATCGTCAGTTAATAAGTAACGTTGTGGGTGAAAATAAGGACATCAAAATTCGTTCAGTAACATTTGAGGTAATGAATCTTGCAATGTCATTTGGCGATGTGGGTATTGCCTTCATTAAGCCTACTTACTCCAAGCGAGCTTCTTGCCCTACTAAGATAGGTGAATATCTTTCTTGTGGATTGCCCATAATTGTAAACGAAGGAATAGGTGATGTGGCAGATTTGGTGGATAAACATAGGGTGGGGGTGGTGGTTAGAGAGTTCACAAACCAAGCCTATTTAGAGGCCATTAACAAGATGGATAATTTAAGGAAGGACCCCAAGTTGGCCCAAAGATGCCGTCGTGTTGCTGAAGAAAAACTATCCTTGTCAATGGGCGTGGACCGCTATCAGGCGATATATCGGAGGATGGCATGATTAAAGAAGTATTTCCATCGACCTATTTGAATAAATTGCATAGGAATGAACATCGACCCACACCATTTTTGATTCAGAAGCTTCTGTCCGAAAAAATGAAGTTAGAGAAATATTACAAGGACAAAAATAAAGATGCTTAGGAATCCAGAGCTAGACCCTGACCGTAGGCGGCAAGATAGAGTTGAATTCAAAAAAGACCGAACTGAGACGATTGCCCGTGAACAGGCGGAAAAACGGAAAATAGACGAGGATAGATGGCAGGAAATCAAAGACTTATTGGACAATCCATTGGCATCTGCCTTGTTTGAAGAGTTAGAAATCCAATGGGGTAACGAATGGCGAGCGTTCAGGCACACCAATTCGCAAGGCGACGAGTTTAGATATTATCAGGGTCGCCTTGATTCGACAGAGAACATACTTGGGTTTTTGTGCGATTTGGTTGGTAGAAAGACCGAGCTAAAGATTGTGAGGGAGTCAAAGTAAGCCCTGCGCAGGGTTAGATGGGGGACGGTTTTCTACCCGATTTTCCGTCTCCCATCGCCTTTAATTTGACAAAAGTTACAAAACGTAGTAGTAATTAATTAAATCGGGGAAAATTGGGGATAAATTGGGGCTTACGCCTTTGGCGTAGTCCCTTTTTTTTATGCAATCGGAGCATCGTGGCGTCCCTCCGAGCGCCAAAAGGAGAAACCAATGCCTGATGAACCACAACCGGGTGCAGCGCCGGAATCACCCCCCGGCCCAGAGGGCAGCCCGCCGGACCTAACAGGGCTCACGCCTACCCCCGAAGGCGAAAAAGAACCGGGCGCACCAATAGAGCCCCCAAAAGAGCCGCCCCTGGAGAATCAATATGCGGAATTCAAGCGCCGCATAGAAAAACTTGAAGAAGACAAAAGAACTCTTGAGTCGAGGCTTGATGAGCGTCCATACGTTGAACGGCCTGGCGAGGCGACACAGCCGCAGTCCTTGGACCAGAAGCTTGCGACATGGACGGATGAGCAGATTGAGACGGGAATGGAACAATATAGAGACGACCCCGAATATTCTCATCTTTTACCAACCATGAAGCGAGTGCTTACTGCTCGTTCCGAGGAACGGGTATATAGGCGCATCAAAGCTGAGGAAGTTCAGGGCAATGCTGCTCGCAAAGTCGAGGAGCGGGGGTATGAACCCGATAATCCCATCACAAAACGTGCTCAGAAGATTATGGCAAGCATGCAAAGTGACCCGGAAGGCTTTATCAATCGGGCCACAGAAATAGCCTATATCATGGCCGAGCATGAATTGTCCGATGGAAAGGGTGATACTGCTCTTTCGGACTTCCAGAGAGAAGCGGCGGCTGGTAAGACTGGGGCCGATGTTGGCCTCCCCGCCCCGCCTAAGTTGGATGACATTGAGCTAACGCCTGAAGAACGCGCACAAGCCGAGTTAAACTCAGACCCCGAATGGAGCGCAAAGATGCTAAAGACAAAGAGAGAACTTGCCGCTCAAGGAAGGGGTTAATCATGGATGAACATAAAGCAACAATTGAAGATTTGGCGGAAAGACCCAAAGCATCTGTTGAGGCAACGCATGTCTGGCTTCCACCCAATTCCCTAGAGGTTCCCGAATCTATCAGAAAGAAGTATCCCAACAGCCGATTTTATTGGCGAAGTCGAGTTTATGCCGAAGAGAAAGGCGTAGGTCGATGGGAATATGTTGAAACTGATGGTTCGGTTGTAGATGCATCCCAATCTGACCGTCTAGGTCGTGCTGAAGATACACGCTTAAGGCGAGGTGACCTTGATCTAGTTCACGCGCCAGAGGAACTTATGCAAGACAGAGAACGGGTTCACGAAGAAAAGAACCTTCAAGCAGAACAATCGTCAATAGCTAGGCTAACAGGTGCTATGCAAGCGGAATCTGGTTTGGAAATTACAGGTGAAGTGAAAGTTGAAGAAGAAGTCGTGAGCGTTCAGATACCATCGGAATCAGAGTCCGATGCAGAGCCGAAAAGAAGGGGCAGACCGCCAAAGTCGGAGGAGTAGGAAATGGCAAATCTTCAAAAACCTTGGCCGATTTTACAACCGGGATATACCCGGACTAGGTCGTATCAACTCGCATCAGGAAACTCCCGTATTTTTCTTGGTGACTTTGTTGTGCTGACAAGTGCGGGACTTGTTGATCTTGCCGTTGCTGGTAACCGTATTTTGGGTATAGCGGCCGAAGCGGTTGCTGCAAGTGCGCCATCGGGGACGGAAATTCTTGTACACGACGACCCGGACCTTGAATTTCGTATTCGTTCCGATGGGGTGGCAGACGAAACTCACAAGGGGAACCTTGTTGATATTCTTGCCACAACGGGAAATACGAATACAGACGAAAGTGCCCACGAAGTTGATATTTCAACTGCCGGAACGGGGGCAGCGCAACTTCGCATTTTGGATAAACTGGACCTGGATGGAAATGCTTGGGGTGATGCGAATCCGATGTTGATTTGCATGATTTATGAGCATGAACTCTCCCAGGTTGACCCAGCTACGCCTGGCGTATAGAAAGGAGACCGGATAAATGGCTGTTCCTATGCTTCGTACAGGCTACCCGGACTTCTTTCTTAGTCGGCTAGCCAACATCTACACGATTATCAACGACAGGTACGACAGGTATCAGCCTGTCATGCCTCTTGTGTTCTCGGAAGCACCCTCTAAACGTTCCTTCGAGAACATTTCCCAGATTTCAGGATTTGGTCAGTTCTCGCAATTAGCCGAGAATGAACTGATTCCACACGATGAGCGTGTGCAGGGATATGACATTAGGTTCACGCACGTTCGTTACGGGCTAGGATTCAAACTTGGAAAGCACCTGTCTATGGACGACTTAGACAGGCTCTTCCCTCAAGATGGCGCAGATTTGGCCGACTCTGCCCGCGATACACAGGAGACAACCGCTGCTAACCATCTAAACAGAGCCTTTAACACGACCTACACGGGTGCCGATGGTAGCGTTCTCTGCGCCACGGACCACACAAGGTCTAAGGCTGGTGGCGACCAGCAAAATCGCCCTACAACCCACGCAGACCTTTCCATAACTGCGCTAGACCAGATGTTTGCTGATGTGGGTGACTGGACCGATGAAGCTGGCAAACTCATTAAACGCCGGATTAAGACGCTCATCATCCCCCAACAGCTTGCGTGGCTTGCTGAGCGAATAACGCGGTCCCCGCATCTCCAGGGAACAGCTAATAATGACATTACCCCTGGCGACCTTCGTGGGCTGACCTATAGCATCTGGGAATACCTGACCGACGAAGATGCGTGGTTCGGCATAACAGAGAAGCGCAGCGATGGGCTCATCTGGTTCTGGCGACAGAAGTTTAACGTTGAGGACCAGTACGTAATCAACCCAGGCTACCTGGAAGTCATCGCCGACTACTTCACGTCCAGTGGATGGGGCGATTGGCGCGTCATATATGGAAGTGCCGGAGCATAAGGAGGTGGGATAATGGCTTTACACACATTGCCTGAAGTCTACGCCCACCTTGAAGGCTCCGACAACATCAGGTGGGTACATGCGGAAAAGGTTTGGCTCTGGGAAGAGAAGGGCTGGGCTGTAAACAAGGCTAAAGGTCGTGAGTATGGTGAGTACGATTCCGTGCTCATGATTAAGGAAGGCTGCGATATTGAGGACGTCGTTGAGGACGTCGTTGAGGAAGCAGTAACCGACGAACCAAAGGCTGAGAAGGAGGGCAAGAAATGAGGAGACTTGTTGTTGCCTTCCTCGCTATAGTGCTAGTGGCGGGGGCGTTATTGGCTCCCGCCTATGCACAGTCCCCACAAGTATGTTGGGGAGAGAATAAACGTGTTTGCGTTGGCGAGAGTCAATCTGGCGATGCGTATCTTATGCTCAAGAACTCAAGTGACATTGGGTTCTACATTTGGATGAATCCTCAGATCACAGCAGTTCCATCCAGCAGTTCCATCCGAAGTAAGCACCTTTGGGCCTTGGGGCTGATATGGCATCGGGCTTACTATAGCTTGGCAGCATAGGTGGATCGGTAATCATAATTCCAATAAGTCCGACCAACACCAAGGGAATCATTATCGTGGGCTTCCAAATCGAAAGACCAACGGCCCCAGACATGAAAGCAACAGAGCTTTTTAGGGGGATAAGAATCAGACCAAATGCAGCCAGGGGGAAGAACAAACCAGCAATCAGGGGCAATGAAATTGCAACAAGATGAGCAAGGTTAGGCTGATTCTCCATCAAGCCAACAAAGGGATAGTTTGCATCCAATACTGGAAACAATCTCTCAAGTCCCGTAACTTGCCTAGATGCAACATCAAGATTAACCACAAGGATAACTGCAAGTAACGCGGCTACCCAACGCCATGATTTTGCCCAAAAGCCCAGAAGAAAAAGTGCAGAGAATGAGATTATCCACACCATTCCTTCTAAGCCAACCGCATAAGGCCATCGGCCTGACATCACATCGTAAAGGCTAATGCAGTTGACCCATCCTATTAACAGGCCAAGGCTCCAATTAACCTTTCCGACTTGATAGGCGAAGTAAAAGCCTACTATGCCAAAGAGCCAAAACTTTCTCATGCCCCGGAACATCTGGAGACCTGTTACTCCAGGCCAGAATCCGAGACAAAGAACAACAAGGGCAACTGCCAATAAAACTAACGGTACGTTAATTCTATGAACAGTCCGTCCCGACAGTACATTCATGCGTGTAGCTCATCCGAACGCCGTGAATAGAAAGGTCTGGAATCCCATAATAGACAAATGGGTATGACGCCCCAGTTTCAACGGCTGTCGAGTGAGCAATCATCACCATCCTTACATTGTCAATGTTTTCCGAGTCTGATGGAACTGCTGTGATCTGAGGATTCATCCAAATGTAGAACCCAATGTCACTTGAGTTCTTGAGCATAAGATACGCATCGCCAGATTGACTCTCGCCAACGCAAACACGTTTATTCTCTCCCCAACATACTTGTGGGGACTGT